AATTAAAAAACATACTATCATTAACACAAGAAGAATTAACAAACAAAACAACTGAATTAAAAGAATCTATTAACTCACAAATTGAAAATTTATTAAAAGAATCATCTACTGACGAATTAAAAATCTCACTTGATAAAGTGAAGGAAGAAATGAAAACGATGGATACATCGAAACACAATTATTACAGATTAACACAATTAAAAAATGGTCTTATTTAAGACCATTTTTTATTTTCTCAGTATGTATCGCTTTTAACTTAATTGTTCTCTTCTCAACAGAAGGTTTAATATAAACCTTTCTATCTTTTAAATCCTGCAATTGTTTTGTTCTTTGGACTTTTTGTTTATATGTCCTCAATGCGGTTTCAATACTTTTTTCCTTTGTTACATCAATTATAATCATAATATAAATAATTACTGCAAATATAATAAAAAATTTTGTACTATGAAATTTTTTGTTTAAATTTATTATTAACAATAAATAGAATATAAAATATGTGTGAGATTAATGAAGACAGGAAAATTTATACCATTAGGGTATTATGATAATGTAAAGATAGGTTATGGTACGGTTGATTTTAAAAACTTAAAAACAATTTATCTATCCTTTAATGCGTGGGTACAACCAGAAGAAATGGAAGATTTTGAAAGTTCTATTTTTAAAACAAGACGAAGAGTAAAAGAACATATCGGAAATTTAAAAGATAAACATTTTAAACAACAATGTATTGTTGATTTGGATGTAAGAACTAAAGGAATAAAATTAGAAAAAAGATCTTTTATGGATTTGGAGATAACTTTATTCGTAAATTCACATTTTGACGTGAAGTCAAAAGACATAAAAAATAAAATCAAAAATATCTTAGAAACAATTATAGATAACAGTTTTAACGATAAAAAATTGTTTAATTTTCATAAAACTAAGAAATAACAGTAATATCGACATATTTATAGTAATAACAAACTATAAATGAAGGTATTAGGACCGAATGATATTGGAGTAAAAGGGTATCTCATCGAATACGATGCAGGATACGTATCTCCTAAAGAAAATACTAAGATTATACAGGAAATGAAGGATTTGGACTTCTCAGAAGACCTTATCCTTTATGCTGTGCTACAAAAATATGATACACCAAATAAGAATGGTAGAATTTATCCTGAAATATTATTAAAAAGGGAAAATGACAAGTACCAATCTGTTATTAAAAAAGGTAGTGCTTTAAATGAATTAAATCACCCTTCTTCTTCACTTATCGACTTAGATAGAGTTTCACATTCAATATTGGAAACATGGTGGGATGGAAAAATGTTAATGGGTAAAATTAAACTATTCACATCACCAGGTTGGAAAAAAATGGGTATTGTAAGTACCAAAGGTGACCAAGCTGCAATGTTATTAATGAACGGAGCAACACTTGGTATTTCTTCACGCGGTGTCGGTTCATTAAAAAATGTTAAAGGACAAAATATAGTTCAAGAAGATTTTGAATTAGTGTGTTTTGATTTAGTGTCATCACCATCAACACCAGGTGCTTATATTTTTTCTGACCCATCTGAAAGAGACCAATATCAAGAATCAGAACAAGAAAAACCACCTGTCGATGACCGTATGAAAAAATTAATGGGTAATTTAAATAATTTTTTATCAAAATAACAACTTTTTTATTGATTTTAATACAAAAAAAATAGTTTTTCAAAAAAACATAATATTTATAATAAAATAAAAAATACAAATGAGTCAAAAATCCATTTTAGAACAAGCGTTACTTCAAGTACAAAATCTTGAAGATGCAGTTAAAGTAAACGCAAAAGGTATACTTGAATCAACCATGAAACAAGAATTAAAAGATTTACTTAAAGAAAGTATGGAAGAAGAGGATGATGAAACAACTGATGATGATACTGATGTTGATACAAATCCTGACGAAGAGGAAACAGATGATATGTCAGACGACACAGATGACACAGACGACACAGATGTAGATGATACAGATGATGACGATGTTGAAGATGATGACGATACTGAAAATGACGAAGATGACCTCGATAACCAAACAGACGATGATTATGAAGATGATGAAGATTCTTTAGAGCACGAAGGTGATGAAGAAGAACCATCAATGGAAGATTCAGATGTTATGGACATGACAGGAGCATCACATGATGAAGTTTTAAAAGTTTTTAAAGCAATGAAACCAGAAGATGGTATTGTAGTTAAGAAAGACGGTAACAAAATAGAATTCAATGATGGTGAATCTGATTACATCATTAAACTTGATGATGAAGGTGGTGTTGAAGGTGAAATGGCCGAAAATGATGACCCTTATTCTAAAAAACCTGGTAAATTAAAAGAAAGAGGTCACTCAATTGCAATAGATGAAAATGGTGATCCATATAAAACTAAAGCAAAAATTAATTCTAAGGCAGAAAGAGGTCATTCAATCGCAATGGACGAAAACGGTGATCCTTATTCTAAAAAAACAAGTCAACCAAAAATGAGACCTGGACATTCAGTAGCAATGGACGAAACAGATGAAACTGTTTATGAAATTGAACTTGATGACAAAGACGGTAAAGAAGGTGATCAAAATGAAGCAGCAAGAACTTTTGGTAATGGAGTAAGAGGACCAAGACAAAAACATAAATATGAGGCTGGTCGTCACGAAATGAATGAAGAAATTAGTAAATTAAGAAGACAAAATGCTGAGTATAAGAAAGCTTTGGTTTTATTCAAAGACAAACTTAACGAGGTTGCGGTATTCAATGCTAATCTTGCACATATGACACGTTTATTTACCGAACAAACAACAACTAAAAAAGAAAAATTGAATATTATTAAGAGATTTGATTCAATTTCAACAATAAATGGATCTAAAAATCTATTTACATTAATCGAATCTGAATTAACTGACAAAAAACCAATTAGTGAAACAGTAGTAGAAAAAATCTCTATGACACCTACATCTTCTTCTACAAATGTGTTATCAGAAGCAAAAGCATATGAAAATCCACAATTCAAAAGAATGAAAGATTTAATGTCAAAATTAAAATAAAAAAAATAAAAATAAAACAAAAATTAAAAAACAATTAAAATGGGAGCATTATTAGAATCAGGTATGGTTGGTAACATCGGGTTAAAACACCTTAGAGTTATCAAAGAAGATACCATCAGCAAATGGGACTCATTAGGATTCTTAGAAGGTCTTGATGGTCACCAAAGAGAAAATGTCGCACAGTTATACGAAAACCAAGCGTCATATTTGATAAACGAAGCAGCAACAGCAGATGCATCAGGTTCTTTTGAAACTGTTGTATTCCCTATCATCAGACGTGTATTCTCTAAATTATTAGCGAATGACATCGTATCTGTACAGGCGATGAACTTACCAATTGGTAAATTGTTCTTCTTCATTCCTAAAATCCAAGATAGAAACGCTGGAGCTCACTACCATCCTTATGGTTACCCAAATAGTTCTACTACATGGAACGAAGGTTATAATAACCAACCACAAAGTTTATATGATCGTTTCTACACTAACGGTGACGGTAACGATGTAAACTCAAGTTTATATGACTATTCTAAAGGTCAATATTCTGCAATCACTGGTATCGCTCCAGCATCAGCAGTTACTTTTAGTAATGGTGTAGTTAGTCAAGTTACCCTTACAGGTGTTACAGGTTCAACAAACGCACAACCTTACATTGTGTTAGCATTTACTGGTTTCAGTACAACAGGTGAAGGTCAATTAATCGGACCAAACGGTGCTATCATGGATACTGAAGAATTCTTAGCTTCTATGGAAATTTTCATTACAGGTAGTTTAAGTGGTACAACTAACCAATATAACGGTTCTTTATCAAGAAACTTCACAATTGTTACACAAAAATATGGTAAAGGTATTATTGAATATGGTTCAAAACAAACTTCAACATTCCCTGCACAATCAAGTGGTCAATTTTACTTAGATAAAGGAACACAAGGTGGTACAATGTATGTTCAAGTGGATATGCAAAACTACACAACAACTGGTTTCACTAACATAGTACCAGGTACAGGTTTCACACTATCTGATTTTGAATTAAGATACAGAGTATACGATACATTAGAGTTTGAAGATGAAATCGGTGAGGTTTCTTTCGATTTACAATCTGTAACTGTATCTGTAACAGAAAGAAAATTAAGAGCATC